TCGAGCGCCAGTTTGGCCACCTTCTCAGCCGGCGACATGAGAAAGAAGCGGTCGTTCTGCGGCGCGTCGGCGTTGTCCAGGAACTGGACCGCGGACAGCACGTTCGCATCCGACGCGACGGTACCGAGCGTGCCAACGACCTGCGAAAAGCCTGCCACGTCGGTCGCCAGGGCCGTGTCAACGTCGCGTGCGAGCGCGTAGCCAAGCTTCTGCTGGTACTCGTTCTGGACGTCGACGATGCTCTGCACCTTGACGATATCTTCGATGCCGAGAGCGGCGTAGGACCACAGATTCAGCGTGATGGTCGTCGCGGTTTCAGCCACCGTCTCGTAGACGATCGCCGTGTTTTCTGTTTTGGCTCGAGCGGCGAGGTTGCCAATGCTGGCGACCTTGACCGTTCGGCCCACGCTGGCGTCGCTTTCGAAGCCGCGGTTGACCGACTTGGCGAAGAGCAGGTTGCTTTCCGTCGCGCGCAAAACAGCCTTCGACCAGATGTCCGGCGAGAAAACACCATCCGCGATGGTCTTATCAACATATTCCAGTGCGCCCGTGGCCATTGGAACTACCCCCTTCGGTGGTACCTGTTGCTAGTGTTGGGTGAGGGGGATGCTCCGCGTTGGCCTGTGGCGCACCCCCGGTTTCGGTCGGTTGTTCTCGTCGAACAACGCGTCATACTCTGCGAGTGACATCGCGGCAATCTGTTCGTCTGTCACTTCTCGGACGCGACTGGGGGTACCGGAGTCACGCTCGGGGACAGGCTCGTCGCCGTTGAGTTCAGCCATCAAAGACTTGCGAAGAGCAGACTCGCGCTTCTGGAGCTCGAGCTTGACCCGCGCCTCTGAGACAGCCTCCATGTATTCTGCCACTCCTTCGGCGTAGCCCTTGCCCACGCCGAACGCTTTGCCGGCGACCTCCTTCTGGATGGCCTCCGGCAGGTTCTTCTGGAAGGCGACCACGCCGTCCATAAAGGGACCCGCGGCCTGGGCGGCTTGCTGCGACGCGAGCTGGCTTTGCAACTCGCGCTGAGTCATCTCGCCCAGCGTGTACAGGTCCCCTGACGCCGCAGCGTCCAGCTTCGCTTTATCTTGTGCTTCGCGCTCTTGCTTCGCCAGGAGCTCCCGGGCACGACGATCGCCGATCTGCCCGATCAGGCCCGAGACGACATCGTCTTTCTCGAATTGGTCCCGCGGCAGGTTCTTTGCGAGGAGCCGCAGGGCTTCGGTCGGGTCCTTGGCATCGCGGACCGCGTCGAACCACGATTGGTCGGCCGCGGGTTCCGCCTGCTCGGGTTCGGATCGGGCGGCGTCGGATGCCTCTTCTGCTACCGACGCCGCCTCGTCCACGGCTGGAGGGACGGCCCCTGCTCCAGCCGTCTCGCTTGCGCGAGCCCTGGATTGCCCCCGAGATCGTGCGGGCGGAGTGTGAGCAGGTGCCGGCTCGTCGTCGACCAGGTCGGGGTGGACCGAGTTGTTCCAGTCGCTGGTCGTCACTTCTTCTTCGCCGCCGCCTTGCGCTGCGTGCTGTATGCCGCCGCTACGGCCTGCTTTACGGGTCGACCAGACTTGACCATCTCGCGGATGTTGCTCTGAAACGCGGCCTTACTCGCTGACTTCTTGAGCGGCATGCCTATCTCCGAATCGTCCCGACGGTGTTGGGCGCGTTGAACTGCGGGAGCGTGTTCTTGATCTGCGTCAGCGCGTCAGTCGGGTCGATCCCGTACTTCTCCTGCATAGATTGCAGGATCAGGTTCTGCGTGGTTGGCGTGCTGCTGAGAAAGCTACGCGAGTCGAGCTTGTTCGGGGTCGGCGTCGCGTTCAGCCAGGACTGCGCGGTCGTCTGGTTCGCGGTCGGGTCCTTGATGTCGTCGATGAGCTGCTGCAAGTAGCCCATGCCGCCCTGCGTGTTGCCGCCCGTGGTGCCAACGCCCGCAACCGTGGTCGGCGCCTGAAAGCTCGCTGTCGGCAAGCCCTGGAGCACACGGCCCGCCTGGCCGAGCACTTGCGCCTGGCGGAACGGATTCGCTTGCAATCCCGCCGCGGCGGTGATAGCGCCCATCTGCTGGGTGTACGCCTGCTGCTGCGCCGCGAGCGTCGTCTGATTCGCCAGCGGCGCCTGACCGGCGTTGCCGTACAGGTTGGCGTACTGCTGCTGCGCCGCGAGCGTCTCCTGACCCTGACCGGTGCCCTGCTGCAGCCCGTTCGGCGTGACGTAATACCCCGTCAGGCCCGCGTTCTGCGCGGCGATGTTCTGTGCCTGCAGCGAACCCGCCAGTGTCGGCGCACCCTGGTACTGACCCGTCAGGCCAGCCTGGCTGATCAGCAGGTTCTCGTTGAAGCGACGGATGTCGTCCTGGAACTTCTGCGTATCCAGCCCGAAGGTCTGATTGAACTGACGGATCTGCTCAGCCAGCGCGTCCTTGTTGCCCGATGCTGCCGCGCCGAGCAGTTGCTGCACGCCCGTAGCTAACTGCGACGAATTAGCCGTGCTGTTGGTCGTGGTCGTATTGGTCGCACCGCTCGAGACATTCGGGTTGGTGTTGACACCGAACGTACCGCCGCCCTGCTGCTGCGACAGCGACGCGCCCGTCTGAGAAGCCGCGCTCTGTTGGGCATCCGCGAGGGAATTGCCCTGGACGGTGATGCTGCCGCCATGAACCGTATCGGGAAGGGTGTAGGAAGCCATGCTGGTCTATCCGCTACTCGCTAACTGTGGCGCCGCCGCGGGGGCGATAAAGCCCATAAAGCGCGGATCACCGAACGGCACCGTTCCGGCGATGCCCGCTGGCAAGAGCGTCCCGGGAGGCTGTTGCGGTTGCTGCGGTTGAAAACGCGGGTCGTACGGTGCCTGAAACCCCGTCGCCGGCTGGATCGGCGCGATCGCCGGTACGGCAGCGACTGCCGGCTGCGCGACGGTCGGTGGTGCGACCACCCCGCCCTGCTGCTGGCTGGCGTTTGCCGCGTCCGCGGCAGCGTGCAACGGATGCAGCACCCCTCCGTTCATCTGCTGGTACTTGTCCAGCATCTGGCCGAGCGTCGCGATCGCCGCCTGCGTCGTCGGATCATGCACGTTGCTGTTCGGGTCGGCCGCCTGGACCATGCGTGCCGCGGAATCCATCGTCGACTGCCCGCCCATGAGCTCGGCGGTCCAGCCCGACAGACCCTGCACCAGGTTGGCGCCGACGTCGCCGGGGATGCTGGTGATGTTCTTGTTCTGGAGCGCGTTGCCCAGGATGCTCTGGAGCGTGCCCGTCGCGGCCTGGACACGCTGTTGCAGCAAGCTCGAGCCCGTCTGGGCATTGCCACGCGTATTCGCCAGGATGTCGCCGGCTGCCGTGGTTGCCGTCTGGTTCTGCGCAGTCGTGGCGTTGGCCCTCGCCGTCTGCGCGTTCATGACGTTCACCGTGCCCGTGAGCAGGTCCTTCGCGTCGGCCATGCTCATCTGCTGCGCGTTGACCTTGACGCCCACCTGGTCCATCAACGCCTGCATGGCATCGTTGGCCATCACGCGGTTCTGGTTGGGCACCCACTGGATTGAGCCGTCCGGCTTCAGCAAGGGAATGGTGGGCGAGATCAGATCGGGCGTGAGTTGCGTCGGCTTCTCGCCAACGTAGTTCTCGTTCGGGTCCTTACTGACGACCTGGCCCTTGTCGTCGAGCACGATGCGGAACCTGTCGGTCGGACCAGTGCCATACACCGCGACCGGCTTGGCGTCCTTGTCCTTGACGAGCTCGGCGATCGGCTGGAACGTGCCGTCGACGACCGTGCCGCCCTGCTGCTTCCCCGGTTGGCCAGGGATGTCCTGCCAGATGACGTTGCCAGCCGGCGTTGCCGCCGCTGCTGGCGCCTTGCGGGATGCACCCGTCGGCTTGTTCGACGGCGTCCCGTCTGGGCTGAGGGTAGTGACAACTTCGATCTCATTGGCGGGGTTGCTGGGGTCGGGGATCCAGCGCGCGCCGCCCACGTTCGTCGGCCCGGCGGCGGGCGGGGGAGCCGTGAGCTGATGGAAGCTGTTGTCGCCGGTGTCGACCATGCCGACGACCTTGCTCGGGTCGCGCGGATCGGGGATCGGCTTGAAATTGCCAGAGGGCGAACCACCGACCTTCTGATTGGGCAGATCCACGACCGTGTTTGAGTTGTTGGGGTCGATCAGTTTGACTGCAGGAGTGGTCGTGTCCTCAGGTGGAATGACCTTGCCCTGGGCGTCGATACGCTGCAGTTGCGACAGCGGAGCACCCTTGTTGGTAGACGGCGAGACGTCCTTGGGCCCTTCCTCGACGCTCCAGGACACCTTCCCGGTTGGCCCCTCAACGCTTACGGCGCGCAGCACCAACTGGCGACTACTCTTGCCATCAGTGATGGTTGCGAGCCAGCGGCCGGTCGGCGTTGGCTTCTGCGCTCCCGTCACGTCGGTCGCCATCTGCGTCTCGGCAACCGGATCGCCCACGGGGCGCCAGCCGGGACTCGTCTGCTGGATGATCTGATCGAGACCCAGCCCCTGGTCGTTAGGCACGTTTTCCGCCCCCCCGTCTGGCTGGCACTATACTCTCGCGCAACTCACGAAAATGTCCCGCGCCGCGCGAACGGCCGGGACGTCGACACCGAGAAGGATTGATTCCCAGTGCAGCCTCAGTCTACCAATCACAACCACCCCGAGCTCGAGCGACGACTCGATGAGTCCTTCGACATCCTGCTCGAGGTCCGCGATATCGCGCGCGGGCTGCGCGGTCATCTGGTCACCGTCGATGAACGCCTCACGCGCATCGAAGACGCGATCCGTCGCATCACCCCCAACGGGCATGCACAGCACTGACCGCACCGGCTTCGGTTTTGCAGCCGTGTTCATCGGCGGCGTGGCCGCGGCGCAGTTTGGACGACCAGGTCGCCAGGAAGACATCGCCGTGATCATGGGCATCGCCATTGCCGTGATGGCCGTGATTGCGATCAGTTTCGATGGCGAACGAGCCGTGCCCCCCTGGAAAAGGGCTGCTATTGAATGGCGACGGTTGAAGTCGTACCTCATCGGAGTTCTCGCGACTGTGCCGTTGATCGTCTGGATCGGCGTGGCGCTGAGCCTGAACAACGAATGGGGTGTGGTCGTGTTTTTTGCCCCCTTCGTCGTGGCCGTGCTGGGACTCGTGTACCTGTTCATCATCGATCCACGCCTGCTCCGTCGCCGTCTGATGCGCGAGGAGTTCAAAGACGACATTTAGCCGCCCATCCCAATCGGCACCGGCACCCGCTTCGCCCGGCCCTCATCAAGTCGCCGCCTGATCTCCGTCTCGCTCAGCGATTGCAGCAACTCACCGCCTGCCTGCATCCTCCCACGTTCGACCGCACGGGAGAGCGCCCGCTGCTTGCCGAGTTCGTCCGCATTCTGGTAGTCCTTGTCGGCCATCACCGCCTGCACGTTGCGTTCGATATAGCCGCCCGCCTTTTCATTGACGGTACGCTGCTCCGCGGGCGTCAGGTCGACGTTGCGTACCGACGTGGGGGGCTCTCCAACATCCGCTCCGTAGCGCAGCAACTCCGCCAGCACCACATTCGACCGGACCTCAGTTGTTCGCAACGGGTTGAGTGCTCCCGCACCAGACTGTTCGTTGGGAATGGGTCGGCCGAGTTGATCCTGCGCTACCGGCACGTTCTGGCGCAGGCCCGGCAGACGCGCCTGCACGCTTTCGGAGAGGTACTGCCCAAGTCCTTCCTTCGCTTTCGTTGGCTGCCGCATGACGGTGTCAGTCGCCTGACCGAGCGTGTTCAACGCCGAGCCATACGGCACCAGCGAGGTGATGAATTGCCCGAGCGATTGGCCGCCATAGCGCTGGGGGTCGTCGAACGCTTTCCACAGTGTCCCCACCCCCTGCAGATACGACTGCTCGGTCACCAGCTTCGCCGTCCGCTTGCCCTCGTCGACCAGAACCTCAACCGGCGAGGCGCCAGTCTTCGCGTACTGTTGCGCTTCCGCCACCCCTGCTACCGCAGACAATGACTCGGCGATCGGCCCCCAATTGGAATAGCTGACGTAATGGTCGCCGATCTTCACGCTGTACGGCTGCCACCCCTGAGCTTTGAGCATGTCGCGTTTTTCAGGATCATCAGGACCCGCTCCGGTAATCAGGCCGTCCTGCGCCTTCGTGTAGAAGGCATACGTCAGGGCTGAGCCCATCAGGTTGTCACCGAAGCGCTCGCCGAGCGGCACCAGTCCCTTGTCGGCACCCTCTTGGACAGTAGAGCGCGCCAGTTGTTCGCGCAGATTGCTCCTCGTCAGCGGACCATATTTCCCGCGGGCGACGTCAATGGCCGTACCGACTGCTCCCACCGGGGTACGGTCGACTCCGCGCGCCGCGATGTGGTAGACGGTCCGCAGGAACGGTAAGACAGCATTCCCGAGAACTGGTACACGCTGGACCTCAGAGAGCGCGTTCCCCAATCGACCCATGTCGCCGTGGTAGACCATCCGCTCCGCGATAGCGTTCGCTTCCTTGAGCATGTCCCGCGAAGGGTTCGCCATCAACTCGGCGACGCGTTCCTTCCAGGCAGCGCCACCGAGTCCTTCCTTCGATGCCATGACACCCGCGCGGCGACCGAGGGCCATCGACTGCGCGAGCGCTGAACCCCACGCGTCGCCGGCGGCGAGCATGCGTGAGGGAATATCGATCGCGCCTGCCACGGCCTTGCCCACCGGGTTGCGCACGCGTGACGCGAGTGTATTTGGCAACTCACCTGCCGCGAGCTGCTCCTGCGTGAGTCCGTGCGTCCACGTATCCATGAACGCGCGATTACCCTTGCCCAGGCCGGCCACCAGGCCGCTCAATTCGGGAGCCAGTTCTTCGGGTCGACCGCGGGCAAAACTTGCCCCAGTGTCTCGCGCTAACCGCCAGGGAATCTCGAGCGCGTTGCCGATCGCGTTGACTTCGACGGTACGCGGCCCACTGAGCATGCTGTTGTAGCGCAGGGCTTTCAGCCAGTCGCCGACTCCCGCGGGTGGATTCTTGATACCTGCCCAGAAATTCGCCATCTGCAACGGACCCGCGCCGCTCTGCACCAGCTCGTTGTAGTGCTGTACTGCCTCGAGCGCGTTGTCCCGGCCGCCGAGTGACTTGTAGATCTGCGTAATCGCTTCGCCCGGCGGGAGATCGACCAGGCGCGTGGCGGCCTGCCAAGCCTGGCCCGCACGCCCCCACTCGGCACGATTGCCCTCCATCACACTGATCAGGGCTTGCAACTTGTCACCCTCACCGACTGACCGCGCCACCAGTCGGTCATCCACAATACCGTTCGCGGCTGCGTCGCTGACCTGTTTGGCGAGGTCGTTGACGAGTTGCGCCTGAGCGGTGACCGTGTTACGCAGGGCGCGGGTCTCCTCAGTGTTGAAGATCTTGCCGGGCTGACTTTGCGCGATCCAATCCTCGACCTTTCGCCCGACCTGGTCAGCCATCGCTTCGGCTTGCGCGTTCGGGATGACGCCGCGGCGTTGCTCGGCAGCGAAGTCAGTAGCTCGAGCGGCGTCCTCGATGGTGGGCTGCAGCCACTCGGGGAACTTGTCGAGGCGCAGACGCGCGACCTCGGCCGCATCGGGGCCTGTCGACGCAACTCGCCTAGCCGTTTCGCTCGGCGCGCCGAGTCCTGTCGCATCGGGCGCTGCCGGCACCGTCGACAGCACCTCACCCCGCGGTCCCAGGATCTGAGTCCCTCCAGGAGCAGGCTCTTCAGCACCAGGGCGCGAAGGTGGGCGGCCCGTCTCTCCAGGTCGACCGAAGCCTTCGCCCGTCATCGCGACCGCCTGAGAGGTCAGCAACGTGCGCGTGGCCTCCGCAACATCCGCATCGGCAACCGGCGCACCACGGTTCATTTGCTCGAGGATCGCGCGCGCGGTGTCCGCCTCGGGCGTGCGCAGCAACTCGTCCTGGCTCAGCAGGTCCGGGCCGCGCGCCATGCCGAGCGCTCCACCAAGCACCGGCGCATTGGCGATCGCCTCTCGAGCTCCAGCCAATGGAGGATTGGCCTGGTTCTCGGCGATCGCTTGCGCTGGAGCTGACGTTGAGATCGCAGTGCCGGCTCGGTTCAGCGCATCGAGCGCACCCTGCGTATCGCCCTGGAGCAGCGCGTCTTTCGCTTCACCAATCGACGGCAGCACCGCGGGTCCAGTCGGCTCGGCGATGCCACCCGCGGGCTGACCCGTGAGCTGCGCGCTGCCTGGTTCAGGCGTGCCGCGTGTAACGAGCGGATTGGTGAGCGTGTCCGATGGCGTGGGTTGCATGGCCGCCGTCTGCGGGCCGCTGGTATCAGCCACCACCTTGCCTGCCGCCTGAGTCGCGGTGTCTATCGCGTTATCGATGATCTTCAGCCCGCCCTGGGCTGCCGCTTGCGCACCACTCCCCAGACTGGAGAATCCTTCGCCGATGAGCTGCAGCGGTTTCGGCGCTTCGACCGCGGCAGCCTGCTGATCCGTCGTGCCACCTGGTGCGGTGAAGCCGGCTTTCGTCACCGTCGTCACCGTCGTCGACGGTGGCGTGGTCGGGTTATCCGCCAGCAGCCCGCCCTGCACCGGGCCCATCAAACCCGTCATCTGCTCGGGCGTCATCCACTCGCTGCCGCCGCGCAGATCCATTCCACTCCGGCCCACGTGAAAACGATTCGTGGCGGGATCCCAGCCGTCGGCGGTGAAGTAATGGCCTTGCGTCGAGATCGTGACCGGATTACCGGTGCGCGCTTCATTGGCGAAGGTGCCCCAATCTGGGCCGCTGACGAGTTTTGTCGCGACGCCCATCTTGTCCATGAGCGCTTTCTCGGAGCCGAGGCCGGCCATGCCCGAGCCACTCGTCCACCCGACGGTTTTCGCCAGGTCGGTCGCTTCACGCAAGGTCGGATTGCGACCGAAGCGTTGTGCGAACCGGACAGCTGCCGCTGGTCCACACGCGGCGTTTGCTTCAGCCGCGGTGAGTTGAGAGTCACCGAACTGGCTGATGTCGCTGACCTTCTGCTGGACCGCCTGCGCGCCCTGCTGCACCAGTCCCGCCGCACGGTCGACGACGTTTGATCCAGCACTCGGAGCGGCCGGGAGATGGCTGTTGATCGCCTTGACCTGGTCGACCCAGCCTTGCGCCGGATAGCCCGGTTCATCGACGACGTAGCCGGCGTTGCGCAAATCGTCGACGAACTTCGCTGGATCGCCGCGGTCAGCCCACGCCTGCTTGTAACGCGGCGCGCTCGAGATGAGGTCAACGAACGACTGGAACGACTGCTCGGGGCTGTCGTAGCTCGCCCAACGTGAGGCACCGCCAGACGGGCCCTGGATGCTGAACAGGTTGTTCTGCTCTTTGGCGGTCTGCGATTGGCCCCAGCCGGTCTCGTTGGCGGCAATCGCGATCATCACGTTCGGGTCGATGCCCGTCCGCGCCGCCACTCGTGCGGCTAACGGCTGCAGGCTGTTGATGAACGCCGACTGTCCCTGGCCAACCCGCACAGGCGTCGCATCGGTCGCCGCGTTGCCTGAACCGAGCGGATTGGTAAGCGTGTCGCTCGGGGTCGGCGCGTTCGATGCCGCGGGCGCGGGCGGTGCCAGGAGCGACGTCAGGTGGTCTTGCAATTCCTGTTTGGTCTGCTGCGCCGCACCACCCAGGCTGGTCCAGCCCTCGCCGAGCAGCTTCAGCCCGCCGCCACTGACCTGGTTCAGGTGGGCGAGCAGCTCATCACGGGTGCCGCCGGAGTCGGCAGGAGCGGGAGCGGTGCCATCGCTCGGCACCACTGCTGGCGGGGCGCTCGGTGCCGGTGGGGCTGAAATCGCTGTGGAATCCGCAGGATTCGGCACGGGTGAGCCACTTCCTGCGGACGGGGCTGAACTTGCGTCAGGCGGGGCCGCAGGCGCAGCGGGTGCCATAAGGCTGTCCAGGTGGGCCTGCAGTTCGTCCCGCGTCTGCTGGGCCTCAGGCGATGCTGGCTGAATCACCGGGTTGGTGAGCGAGTCGCTGGGCGTAGGAGCCGCAGACACTGCCGCAGGCTGTGCCTCAGCCGAGCCACTCAGTGCCTGAGTGCCTGCGATCAGCGGCACCGGCTCCGGTGCGGGCATCTGGATGACAGGATTGGTCAGACTGTCGCTCGGCGTGGGCGCTCGAGCCATGAGCTCAGCCAGGTGCTGCTTGAGCTCGTCGGCGTTCGCCGCCTCGTAGTCTGTGCGCAGGAGCGTTCCAGGCACGGCTTACATTCCTGACGGTGGCAACGGCATGCCGTTCGGCCCGAGAATCACGGGCGCTGGTGCCACAGGAACGGGGGGAGGACCAGCGACAGGCACCGGCAGCGGAGCGGGTAACGCTACTTGAGGTGCTGGCATTGGCGGCATTGCTGCTGGCGCCGGTGCTGGTGCTCCTGCTGGTGGTCCTGCTAACGCGGTAGCCAGCTTGTTCTCGAGCTCGCCCGGCCGCGGTGGTGGCGCCACACCGGGCGCGGTGCTCGGCGGCTGGACACCGATGCGCTTCGCCACGTCCAGGAACTGCTGCGGGTCGCGCCTCGCTTCCTGTTGCAGCCAGGTGCGGTCGTTCGCCTGGTACTTGCTGCGGTACAGGTCGTCGATCTGCTGGTTGCTGACCTGCGCCATGTCGGGATGGTTCTTGTTGTCGCCGAACACACCCGTAGCGATCGCACCCGCGTCGCGGTGGATCTCGTTGGTGATCTCCGACTGGAGTTGCATGATCTCGTTCTGCTTCGGCGAGGTCGCCATATGCAGTTACTTGCCCTTTGGCTCCTTGACGCCGCGGCGCTTGTCGAGTGCCGTGTCGCGCTTACTGCCTGGCTTGATGCCGGCCTTCTTGTCGGCGCGATCGTCCTTGCTCGTCGTGTACTTCGCCATCACTGACCTCCCTGTTGCGCGCCCTGTACAACCTGCTGATACGGCGGCGGACTGACGCCAGCACCGTTCGGTGCCGCGGCGAGCGCGCCCAGGTCCGGCACGCCCCCAGCGCCTGGTGCGCCACCTTCGAAGACGCCTGGCTGCGGCTGCGCTCCCGGTGGGCCGCCCGGCGGCAGACCTGGTGCTCCGGCGGCGCCCATTTGCCCGTTGAGCGCGAGTTGCTCGGCCTCCTGCGCCTTCTGCAGCATGTCGCCGCGGCCCGCTTCCATGAACACTTCCGCGTCGAGCCACTTCTGGTACGCCGGGCTCGAGCGGATGCGGTCGCGGGCGATGCTGCGGCGGATCTCGTCGGGATTATCCCCGAGAAACTGGACCGCCTCATCTTTGCCATACGTGCCCGCGGCGAGCCGCTCGTGTGCATATCGGGCCATGATCATGCGGTCTGTCGGGAGCTCGGCTTGCACCTCCCAGTGAATTCTCATCGGACGCTCGAGGTCCTTGGGCCCGAAGCCGATGAACTCCGCCGCGGCCTTGCCGGAGCCGACGTCGACGCCGCCGGAGAACACGTAGACCTTCTCGTTGGCGCGTTCGCGAATGAGCGTCCAGAGTTTCTCAGTTTGGCCCTTGAGCAGCGATTCGATGCCATGCCGCACCGGGCCTACTCGAGTGCGCGAGTAGCTCAGCACCTGTGAGATGGCGAAGCCCGCGCCTTCCATGCCCGAGAGCGTGGTCACTCGCGGTGACTCCAGGTCGCGGATCGCGCCGTCGATGAGCGCCATGTGCTTTTCGAGCGTGGCCGCGTCGGGATACTGGATACGCTGCAATTGTCGACCTGGCGGCAGGTTCAGAATCTCACCAGGATGAACGGTCGGGTCGGTTTCCTTCGGCAGACCGTCGTCGCCGATGATCTGCGACGCGGGCGTGTCGCCGTAGGTAACCAGCGGAGAGAGCAGGTCGCGAGCAACATATTGGGCGTGCATCGCGCGCAGGTACTGCCGATATTGGACGAGCCACAGCTTGGTCCGCCCGATGCCCCAGCCGACCTTGCGGGTCCTCCAGTGCGACATCATCAGCCCTGGAGCGAAGTCGTACGGCACGCCGAAGCTGTACTTGTGTTTGAACTGCTTGACGATGTAGCCCGTCTTGTCGCCGTTGTAGTTCTGGCCGCAAATCGCGTATGAGCACCACAGGTCATCCCAGTGCTCGAGGAACGTCACCGTGGCAAGCGGGTTGCGCGAGGCTTCGATGATGTTCTGCGCCTGGCCGAGCTCCTCGGGCACGATGTCGCCTTTGCCATCCAGGCCGAGCCGGTATCGACGGAAGGCCGTGCGCAGCGGCATCTCGCTGACCTCGAGCACCTCGCACAGATAGCCATTGCTCCATTGTGGGTAGACCGACCGCGGGTCGACGCAGCGCCACACGAACGGCGGCCCGGCGCGCTTCTTCGCTTCCTCGGTCATCTTGTCGTACGCGATATAGGCCTCGGTCGGGTCGCCCGATTTGGGTGAGGGGACACCGTAGCGTTCGGACCACAGGTCAGACTGCCACAGGATCTTGGCCCATCCGCCGCCATCGTTCAGCGTGGCGTCGGTAACCTGGGTCATGGTGTCGGAGCCGGGCTCGCGCGTGCCGCACTCCCAGAGCGTCTCCTCGGTGAAGTGCTCGAGCTTGCTCGCGACGGTCTGGGCGGTGTCACCCTCACCGCCGACAATGCTCAACTTCGGGCGCTCGAGGGTCAGGATGGCGGTCTGCTGGAACGCTTCCTCCGTGATGTCTGGGTCGCGGGGATCGACGTGGACAAGCAAAAAATCCTTGTCGGCTTCGGAGAGTGCGGGCCGTCGCATCTCGCGCTGCTCGCGGACCAGGTCGATGTCGTTGTCCTGCTGCAGGTACTGGTCGCCCAGCGACGTCTGCAGGTCGGTCAGGTAGCCCGACTCAGGCGCCTTCAGGTCCTTCTTCGAGCGATCGATGGGCATAGATGGACGCGCGTCCACTTTACGCCATCGTCACGCGGCGCGGAACCAGTGCGGTTCGACATGCTCGAGTGGGCGGTTCACCGTGTCGGCCACCCACGCGGCGTAGTCGTCCTGGCGCTCGTCCATCGCTGCGAGACACGCCATCAAGCCGACCAGCACGTCGAGCCCGGCCAGCAAGTCCTCGCGCTCGAGTTGCTCGTCAGGGCTCACGTAGCCACCGGAACAGGCGACTTGCCAGGACGCCCCCGAGCACACTCACGCCGGTCCAAGCGCCGAGCGCGACCAGCGCCCACATCCACCACTCCATCACCGTCGACGCCCGCCGGCGAAGGCGTAGCTCGAGCGCGCCGGCAGCGGGTGCTCTTCGCGCTGGGCCCCGAGATACGCCAGGCCGAGCGCAATCACCGTGTCGTCGTGCTGGCCCTGCGGCGCCCCGTAGCGCAGCATGCCGCTTGGCAAGACCTGTGCTTCATAACCGAGCAGCTCGCTCTGCTGGACAGCGTCGTCCAGCAGGGTGAGGTCGCCCCGTTCGATGGCAAGGCCTAGACTCTGCACGAGCGCGGCCTTGCTGGCGTTGGTGGCCTCCCAGGCCCACACTGGCAGGGCCGCTCTCGCCCTGCCCAGGAGTCGCGCGTAGCCCGTCTGCAAGCGTTCGGTGAGCGGGCCGCCCATGCTGTTGTGCTCGGCCACGACCAGGACCGGGTGATACAGCTCGCACCAGCGATGCAAGCGTTCGGTCTGGAGCTCGTAGTCGATTTCGCTGAAGCGGTCGAGTGCGGCCTGCTCCATGTACGTGGCGTCGATCACGCTGATCGCGGTGAAATCGTTCGTGCGCCCCCAATCCACACCGATCACGTATTGGTGTCCACGCGCCGGCTCCGCCGGCTGGAGTCGGGAGACCGCATCCACGCCGCGGAATACCCCCGCTCCATCCAGTTGGATGAACTGTGCGAGAAATTCCTGCGCAAAGGTCCGCTCCGGAAGCTCGCGCCGTGCCGCCTCGATCTCCTCCGCCGTAATGTACGGCGACGCGCTCGAGGGCAGTTGCCACGAGCGCCAGTCTTCCTGGAGTGGGTCCTGGCCGAGTTGGTAGAGCGCATGGAACGCATCGAGCCCGCGCGGTGTGCTGAGAAACCACGCGTCGCCGCCGAGCACGCTCAATGTCGGACGGAGTGATGCCTGCCAGACCGTGTCCAGGTCGCGCACCAATGCAGCCTCGTCGACGACGATACGGTTGTACTTGCGGCCGCGTGCCGCGTCGGGATCGTCAAGCGACCAGCACTCCACCGCTCCACCGTTGCTTGCAGCGATGCGGTGCTGTTGCTCGCTTTTCTCAGCGGTAATCGGCTCGAGCACCGCTCGCAATTGGCGCCACACCTCGTCGAGATACTTGTACGTGGGCGCCATCCAGGCACATGTCTCGCCAGCCTGCACGCCCTCCGCCACGAGCCTGATGCCGAGCGTGGTCTTGCCCATCTGCCGACCACAGGCCGCGACGTTGAACCGCCGCTTCTCAGACAGCATCGTCTGCTGCGCCATGTGCAAGTTGGGAAGCACCAGGGGCAAGTGCGGAAGGTTCGGGTTCGACTGGTCTGAGTCCGGCGAGAAGTCGAAGGGTGGTATCGCGTTCAACCGCAACCAACTGGGCAAGCTCGGCGGCTGATTGTTTTTCAAGCCACTCAGGGCGAGCTGCTGCCTGTAGTTGAGCCTGAATCGTGGTGACGTGGGTAGCGATGAGGTCAAGAATCCAGTCGCCGATCGTCTCGGGGTCGCGCGCGCGTTGCTCGGTTGCAACTGGTTGCAACGGTTCGGCCGCCCAACGTGACACCAGGCTCTTGTCGATGCCGTATTGCTTGGCTACTTGGGCAATCGACATCCCTGCCAGGACGGCCGCGACGACCTGGGCGCGCAGTTCGGGCGAATGCGCAACGCCCCGCGGCATGGCTCACCGCGCCGTCTTGCGTACGATCGCAAAGCTCGTGAGGTCCGGAGGGTCTTCGTCAGTGGCGTCATGGTGGTACTGGAAGTGCAGCGGAGACGTCAGACCTCGCTCGCAGCGGCGCTGGATCTCACGGCTCGCGAGTTGCTCGACGTTGACCAGGCCGCGGTTACTGAACAGCTCGCGATCCCAGCGTGAGATGGCGTAGAAACAATCCTCGGGACGATAGATCAGGCACCGTCCAGGGATGCGATACACCACGCGAACAACGCAACTGGCAAGGATCTGCTCATCGCGCCACGTGTCCCGAGCAATCTGAGCGCGAGAGCTATGGAAATCGTAGCCGTCGCACTCGAAGCCAATGTCGTTGAACACGAAGTCGAGACGAAAGGGCCCAGCGGGCACCTGGGTCTGCAGCCAGAGACCACGACGGAAATATTTCGTCGCGTGGTGGGCGAAGGCGTGCTCGATGGGGCTTTCATACACACCCGGCTCGATCGTCGGCTGCGGTTCGCGGAGCTGCGCCAAGACGTCCGCCAAGTGGGTCACGGGGTCACCGTCACTTTCCGCACGTCGCCGTGCAACTCGCAGAACGGGTACGAGTTCCGATTTTCGGCAAGGTCGGCGCGCAACTCATCGCACCGACACACGGGCTCTGCAGCGTCGTTTCCCCCTGCGGCATCGTGGCCGTTCCGTCGTCGTCTGACTCGGCCCCCCTTGGCAAGGGGGGTTGGGGGGTTCTCCTCACGGAGTGAGGGGTTAAAGCTACTAGAAGGAAAAGAAGACGAAGCTACGAGGACGGGCGCGCGCGTCATAGCATCCGAAATCGTACCTGAGGCCGGATTTTCGGTATGAACTTCATTATCAGAATCCGGCCCTAGGCCGGCCTTAGACGGAATAGTGGATGCCTCTTCGCGGGGATGCGGGTGCTGATGTTTGCTCCAGTTCCTCACCTGGATGTAGCGCTGCCCGTCCACCTCATACCGCTCGATGAACCCACGCCCGGCCAGCTCGTCCAGGGCCTTGTCGACGTTCACCTGATCGTAGGCCAACAGTTCCCCCTTCAGCACTTTGGGTCGATCCACGAGTCGCCCGGCACAATCAGCCACCGTCCATAAGCCGGCGAACAGCAAGCGGACCAACGGCTGCAACTCGCAGAGCTCGGCGTTCTTGAAGAACCCGGGCCGAATCTGGCGTGTCCTTGGCATTACGCGGCCGGCTTTCGCGTCCGGAATGCGTCCTTCCGACACTTCTCGGTACAGAACCGATGATTGGCGCGCGCTGGCTCGAAGGTCACGCCGCACCGCAGGCAATCTCGCGTCCGGCTCGCGTCCGGCTGAGCATCCGCCGCCTTGCGGGCGCGCTCGAGCGCCACCATCGACTCATCGAGCGCTTTCATCTGTTTGTACAACTCGGGGTCTTTGATCTCGAGCAGACTTCCCACGGGTCCCCATGACGGGTCGCTGAAGGCTCGCGTCCGGCTCGCGTCCGGCATCACACCGCTCCTAACACGGTTTTGATCTGGTCGAAATCTGACGGCTTCCACATGTAGGCTTCCTGGCCGCAGGCGATGAGGTCGGACAGGAACAGGCGCTGCTGTGGCGTCAACCGACCATGCTCCGATTTCAATTCCGCCCACAGGAGACGGGGTGGACGCCTGAGCAAGAGATCCGGCAGCCCGGCGGGTGAGTTGGTGGCGTCGTACATGTGAAAGCACTTCCAGCCCAGGAGCTGCGCCAGTCGGATGACGCGGCTTTGAAAGTGCGCCTCCGACTCGTCGCCGATAAGCTCTCGCACGGTAGCGCGAGTGGATGTCACCACAACCGACCTTGAACTGGCGGCGGCGCAGACGGATAAAACAACGGCATATCCAACTGCTGCCGTGCCGCCGGCGTTGCCATTAGTTCCTCAAACGAACACAGCCGGCGCAGTCGACCCAGGTCCCACCACGCCATCGCCTGCCCTGCGCCGGCCCCTGCAATCATGTCCTTCCCAAGTTCCGCAAGGTAAACACCGTCCTGCTCTCGATGCACGAACACGAGCAGGACCTGGTGCCCCGTCTTTTCCTGCACGTTTGCATAGTGCGCGTACTTGCTCCGGTCGATGCCTGTGGTCGGAATATTCAGATGACGCGTTCCTCCCTGAAACAAACCGCAAGTGCTTTTGAATTTGCACTCCACCCACGCTGAAAGTCCGCCCGGCCACCATGATTGAAGGTCAGGCAGCACGAGGTCCTGCGCCCAGCCATGCAGCATCGGTGCTACATCGCCCCCGTCATTTACGACCGAGACCAAGCACCCGCCATTGCGCAACTTGGTGGCGATTTTCAATTCCGTAACTCGCCCAGTTCGAAATTCCCAACTGGTCTTCAGGGTTGCCACGCTTCCCACCACACGACTGACGGCCCGTACTGCTCGCCCATAACCACCGCACAACTCGGAAAGGGCGCCGCGTCCTCTCCATCATCGAAGTGCAGACGCCCACGAAGGAAACGCACCTCACCCCAGCGGCAGTAGTCCCACCACCAGGCGGTGTCGACTCGAGCGGGAACCAGACACACCACCACCGCGCCTGCCTTCGCGCTCTCATATGCCTTGGAAACCCACTGGTCGATAGTGCGACCGTAGGGCGGATTCATAAAACATCGGCCATACCACGGTTGCGCGAGTCCATCGTCGGCAGGCGTGTAGTAGCGTTCGCACTTTGCCGACCAGTCCTGCGCGCACACGTCCAACTCGAACTCAAACTCCTCGTTAAGCAAGTCGAACAACCGCTGGGGTGTAGCCCAATCGCCGCGGTCGCTCGAGTACAGCCCGTCAGTCTTCGCTTGTTTCAGGAAATAACTGACCGACAGCCGCTCGCCTTCGCACGCCGAAAGAATCCGCTCGCGGCGCTCAACTGGTACAGCTCCCATTTCAAGCCAGCGGTCGCCGATATCCTTACTGGCACCGACCTCCATCAGAGCCGATTGACGTTGTGTCAAAGAATTCGCGGTAACGTTCCGCGAATTCTTTCGACCGGGCTGTTTCGGCAGGCGTGCTAGCAGTTCGCCTGCACGGCATTCGCACTCAATCTGCGCGATAGTGGCGAGGTTGACCTTCTCTTGACCCAATCCCGCACGTTCGGCCCAAACGCGATAGGAGGCACTCAGGTCCGCACCCGCCTTGGCGTCCACCACGGTTTCAATCTGCTCGGCCAGCGCTCGCACGCGCGCAACCTTCGCCATGTAATCGTGCTCGTCGCGGACAGCGAGGTCCAACTCAGCATGCATTGATCGCGTCATCGCGGCTCTCGCTCGAAGCGCAGGAAGTACTCGGCTTTGGACATGGGCCGCGTGCCCTGCTTACGGTCGAACCAGTAGGTCCGCAGCGCCTGGGCGGTCCGGCGGAACGCGTGCCGATTCGGCAGACAGTTAGACGAGCACCGCCCGCGCAACGGGTAGTGCACCGGACACATCCCTCGTATCACCCAACTCGCAGGCATGTCAGGGCATCGCCGGGCTGGTGAGGCCCGGCTCCGCCTCTGACCGCTCTTCTGCCCCTGCAGCAGCGAGAGCGTTGATACGTGACTGGAGCTCGAGCCCGCGTTCGGTGATCTCCTCTTCGGTCATCTCCGGCGAGATCACCCACACCGACGCGTCCTGGACGACACCGGCATGCCGAGCGCGCGTGAGGAGCGCCCCGTAGCGATCGAGCAGTTTGCCGCGCCGGTCGGATTGCATGCGCGCCCGCGGCGCGTCATCAACGTAGCGCTCGGTCGTCGGCACGTACCGCTCCGGCTCCTGGTCGAGGACTTCGCCGGTGTTCGGATCGACCTGGACCGGCATGGCGTACGGAATCGTCTCGAGCTCCGACTCGTCCGTCCATCCCAGCCCGCACAGCGACAAGGTGACCCTGCGCTTGGCCTTCGTCTCGGCCTTCATCAGCGCATTCGCCAATGCGTCGCCGCGGAGTCCAGTGATCGCCACGGCGCCTGTCGACGAGTCCTGACGGCCCTCGCGATCGGTGGCGTACACCGTCACTAGATGGATGTCGCCCACCGTGGAGCGCTCCTGGCGGGTGATGTTGACCCTATGCAATTTGCGTAGCTGGTCGGTGCACGACTTGGTGGCGTACAGCGTGAGCTTGCCGTTCAGGTTGATGTAGGCAAACGGCTGGGTGAGCTCGTTGAGCCCGAGAGAGCGACAAGTTTCGCGGTAATATGCGACGCGCTCGTCCGCGGTGAGCTTGGCCAGGTCGCCCTTGAGGACGACCGATTCGATGATGTCCGCTGGTGACTCGGCACGAGTCGCTAACTCGGTCAATTCGGGAATCCTCCATAGACCGTCAAAATCGCCGCGCCGACCGCGACGAACAGCAGCACCCAGGTCGCCAGGATCACGCCCTGCTCGAGCCGCCGCTGCCGGCGGTGAGCGCGCTCATGGTCCCGCAAGAAATCACGCAATTCGTTGGTCGTCACTAGCAGAGCCCTCGAGTCGAGAACTCGCGCCCGCGGCCGACGGTGAGCATCCACCTAGCGGCGGCGCGCGCGGCGACCGGGTCGAAGACGCTCAACCCGGCTTTGCCCTGCGGCGTCGTGCGCCAGGTCGACGGTAGGAATTGCAGCGGCCCGCTGGCGCCGGAGCGCGGGTTGACCGCGGAGGCCACGCCGTGCGACTCGTACCGCTCGAGACACAAGACGACGCGATCGAGCGCGTCAGGGACTGGCGGGGTGGATGCTGCGACCGGCAGTTCACCCACCCCGCGCAGGTATTCCCTTGGGCCGACGCCGGTTGTAGCGACAGCCCCGGCCAGATCCTGCGGGTCGACGTGCGCCTCGAGCGCCGCGGCGTCCAGCTCGTCGTCGGCGTGGATGCCCAGCGCTGCACCGCCGAGCACGCCGACGACGATGCCAAACACCATACCGACCGCCAGACGCGCCATCAGGCCGCACCCTCAGCGTCGGCCGGCCCGCCGATGCAGTCATGGCAGCGGGTCGGGACCAGCTCGTCGTGCGCGAGACAGAAGAAGCGCTCGCACAGCGGGCACCACGTCTCCGCGCGCTCGCTGCAGTCCGACTGCTGACACTTTTCGGGCACGGCGATCATTCGTTTTCGAGCCACGCCACCAATTCCCTGGCCGTGTTCGTCATCGCGTGGACCGCGGGCACCAACTCAGCAAGCTCGGCGGTATCGCGGAGCACTTGCTTGCCACCCGCCTTCCAGGCCGCCCAATACATCTCCTCGAGCTGGTGGGACGGCTGTAGGCGGTGCTCAAGCACGTACTGCCAGTACGACGCGTCAATGCGCTCGTCGCGTTTGGTAGTAGTCACGCGTCAGGCCGCGACGGTCTGGCGCTGCTCAGCTTCGTAGGAGGCGAGGATCTTTCGCAGCAGAAGAGCGGCCTGGTCGCCCGGCTGGCGGCGTTCCTCGGCGCTCAGCCGTCGCAGACGTTCGAAGCTCTCCTGGTCAAGTTTGACGTACAGAGCGCTGTTTGCCATGACGCCAAGTATTCGCCACCGTCATGCCAGCGTCGACGCCTCTGATCGGACATTCGGCTGGAATGTCCGATCAGGCGACAGATCAGTCGCCGCGAATGGCTAACGCCCAGAATCGCAGAAAACCTTCCCATCCCGGCAAGTCTGCCCGCTCGAGCCAGCGACCGATCGTGCGCCCAGTGCAGCCAAACGCCTGCGCCGCATCAGCCTGGCGCGGAGGCAGGTCCGCCGCGGGGAGTCCTGCAGCCCACTCGCAGAGATCGACGAGGAACTCGAGCGGCCCATCCCACTTGGCCGTCACGCTTCGATGACCGCCCCTTCCCTGCCGAAGAGCAGCCGCAATCTGCTTTCGATCAGATGACGACAAGGCTGCCCCTTGAATCTCAGCCAGGATGCGCTCTGCTAATGGGTCCATACATCCCCTTCGACTAGAACACTTGTTCTTCTTTTTACTGCCTGGGCGTGTTGTTTGCCAGCATGTCCCCTACACGTAACACTTTTACATCCAAATGGTATGCGACGCCGGTATGCCAGTTGGCCTATCCTTTACGCCAACATCGCAGACATTCCACATAAGCATCCCCCGTGTTTCTGGCCTACGCACCCGACAGTCCGAGTAGATACCAGTGACGCATGGCTATACTGCGCCTCCAAGAGGAGGGAGCGGCCGTCTCCGCCGCCATGCCAGGCCAGCGACACAAACGTTTTCTGGATCGTCAGCAGTTTGTCGACGAAATGCTGGCTGCGGTCCGCGCTAATCCTGGTGCGGTCACTCAGGCTGGCTTGGCTCAAGCGCTTGGCCTGAGCGCACGGCAGCTATCGCGAGAACTGAAGGCCTTTGCGGTCCCTTGGCCGCCGAACGGTCGCCAGTCCTGGCACGAGCTCGCACAACGAGCTGCGCAATCACCGCCGGCCGACGCCTGGTTGATTACGTGCCGCGTGACCGCGGCAACCCTTGGTGATGCCGCGGCGAAGCTTCGAGCCGAGGACGGCGTCTTCATCATCGAAGCCAAGCGTCTCGAATCGGCATCAGTTCCGGCATCGAGCTGGCGTGTCCTGCTCTCGGACAAGCCGTAGACACGCATTAGACATTCCGACGGTCTGTCGCATCAGAGGCGTCGAATTGCGCCGTTGCTCGCCCCAGACTGGTGAGCATGGCCGATCGGGAACTGACACCGGATGAGCGGCTCTCGGAAGTAACCCGTCTGCTCGCGGAAGGCGCTCGCTTACTCCTGGAGAAGCGTCGCGCCCAGACGCCCACGACTGAAGCAGATCAAGCTGCGGCGGACAAAGCCGAGGCAAGTTCACGAAGTTGAGTAGCGGGAAAGATATGTCTGGTCGCGTACGTATCGTTCCCGCGACATGCTTCACTCTCGGGCTCAAAGCACAACACGCTCGTATGTGGATGCTCGCGACGTGCCCAGGCGCCGTCGACCACGCGTACCTGGTTACCGGTCAACGCGCGGTACTGCCGCAGCCGCCAACGACGGTTGAATCCGTCGCCCTGCGCCTCAATGCGGACACCTGCGAACAGCAGTCGATAAATGCGGTGCTGCTGCTCCCAGGGCAGTGTGTCGAAGGCGTCAAGCGGCGACTCAAGCAGGATCTGGCACCAGGCAGCAAGCTCTGCGTCTGTATCGGCTGCTACTTTCTCCTCGGCCACCTGGTCGCGAAGCTCTGCCAACTCCGCCTCGACCTCACCCAGGCGAGCGATCAACGACGCGGGCGGCGTGACCTTACCCCAGAGTTGATCGTTGATCCACTTCGCGCGGTCCTCGAGAAAGGCAAGCCGCTGGGCCGCCGCGGACGACGCGTGCGCCTGCTGTTGTGCGCGCAGCTCAGTAGCGACCACCTGTGCGTCGTACATGACACGCGGCAGTTCATGGCGCAGAAGTTGCGCGGCGACGTTGGGGCTCAATGCCTGCGGGGCTGCACACACAACACTCTTACGCGCAGCGTGTGTGTGGCCCGAGCGAGCAAGCGTGCCGAGCGCCGAGCACGCATAGGTACGCTCGCCGCGGGCAATCATTGGATGCCCACAACCGTTGCATTCGAGGACACCCGACAGCGGATGGGGATGTCGAGTCTCGACGGTCCGCACGCTTCCAGGATGGTCGAACTTCAACCGCCAGCGGCGGACCTGAGCCGATGTCCAGTAGGCGAGCTCGGGTACATGCTGGCGGAAGTCCTTCGGCTGGCCCGTCTGCGGGTCAGTAGCGAAACGGTGCCACACGATAGACCGCTTTTTCAGGCGCGTCCCGAAGGTGAACGTACCGGTGTAGATCGTGTTTCGCAGCAGGTAGCGAAGACTTTGAACGCTCCAGTGGGTGGTCGTCCCACCCCGACCTTTGAATGCAGGCCGCGGCGGGCCGTACGTGTTGAGCCGTCGCGCCATCTGAGACAGCGAATCACTGTCCTCGAAGAGGCGCGTCAACTCAGCAAGCAATTCTTCGTGGTCGGGGTTCTTGGCAACGCGACGGATGACTCGACGCGCGTCGTCAGGCTTCAGAATTTCGGTCATGTAGCCAATCGGCGGTCGCATGTACACGGGCTCGTGTTCCAGTTTCTTGAACAGTCCCGACCAGAAGGTATTGCGGATGCTGCGCCAGTCGATGCCAGCCAGCATGCACTGGAACTGAAACTGCAGCAGATCGTCATCGTTACGCAGGTCGTAGTCGCGGTCCCACGTAGCGAACAGGCCGCCCGCGTCGACAATACGGCGGGCGATATCGCCACCGTCCATGCCGAACTCGTCGCGCGTCAGTCGCTTGACGTCCAGGGCGCCGATCCCTTGAATGCGGCCCTGGCGCAGGTCCTCGAACATCTGGAGAGCGACGGTGCGCTTGGACAGATGAGCACCCGAGATGCCCTGCTCGTCATAGACGCGGACCTGATAGCCGCGCCCCTCAAGGCGCTCGACCATGTCGAACTGAGCCTCAGAGCGGAAGTTGCCAATCTGACGCACCGTCGAATTCCGAATGGTCAGACCGATAGTCGCGCCTGTCACGCGGCGTCTTTCACTAGCACGGGCAGTTGGCCTCGTGCGACGGGTCGCGCCACTGGCGACACTTCGGGCATTCGACCATCGCGACATTCGAAAGGCGGTCGCCTGTTTGCTCAGCCGCACTGGCCAACCGTTCAGACTCGCGGATCAGCCAATCCCAGACGCCATGCCACAACTCGCGCCTCGTCGCCATGTCATCAATCGGGACCAGTCGATCGTCGGGTAAAATTGTCATTGCAGGTCGTTCCTTTCCAACCGGTTGATCTGCTCTTGGCCCCTCGCCGCCCATACGGCGCGGGGCTTCTTTTTTACTCGTCCTCGGCAGGACGCATCAGGTCCGCGGGCTTGACGCCGAGCGCGGTGGCCAGCTTGCGGATCGTGCTGGTGTACGGGTCCTGGATGCCAGCCTCGATGCGCGACAGACTCGCAGGCGTCAGGCCAGCCTTCTGTGCGAGCTCGCGCTGGTTCAGGGCCTGGCGTTCGCGTATCGCCCGCAGGCGTGGCAACTTCACCACATCGGTATCGTACTCGGTCATTGACGAGACTATATCAACTCTTGCGTTCCTATGCATGACGTGATATGGTCTGGATACGAAGTCATGAACATCACGCTCTCAACAGACAACCCCCGCAGCCTGAAGGCGCTGCAGCTCACCGCGAGCGCCGCTGACTGGCTCGCCCTCCCCGGTGGTGGATACGGCATCCCGAGCGAACGCAATGACGGCGCCTTCTACGCCGCCGACTGCTCCTCGTGCTCGTGCCCCGACTTCCAGTACCGCCGCGAGGCGTGCAAGCACCAGCTCGCCGTACGTCTCTACGCCGTGCTCCAGGCCGCCGCGTGATGCCAATACGGCACATTGTCGTCACGGTCGCACTCGACCCACAGTCGGGCATGACCGTCGACGACTGGGACATGATCGAGCAGTGGCTGATCGATCACTTCTACGCCCGCTTCAACCTGCGGGTGCTCGCGGTCAATACCGATGTCGAGTAACGGTTACACGGGCACCACGGTCGAGGGCGTCGTCGAAGCCACCAACGAGCGCGGCCTCAAGCTGGACGGCGGCTCGGGCTGGCTCAACGTCAGCAAATTCCGACCGCTTGAGCTGCCGCCCGTCGGCACCGCGGTCCGCGTCGCCGTCGATGCAAAGGGATTTCTGACATCCGTCCAGGTCCTCGACTCGCCCACAACTCCCGCAGTTCTGAGTCGCAACGAAACGATTACCCGGCTCGCCGTGCTCAAAGCCGCGGCCAATTTCCTCGGCCTTTTGTCGCAGACACGCGAAGAGGTCAAATCTGAGCACGTCCTGGTGCTCGCCGATAAGTGGATCGCCTGGGTCGACCAGGCCAAGGAAGCCTCCTGATCATGACCACGTTTCTCCGTCTCGAGCTCAGCAATCGCGAGGGTGACATCACGCTCGTCAACATTGAGCACGTCGTCCGCATCCACCCGACCTGGCCGAAGGGTTGCACGCTGGTGCTCAGCGACGACACCAGCGTCCACGTCCGCGCCAGCCTGGAACAACTCCAAGGACGTCTGCTCTGCACCGGCGGCCGCGCCCACGTCTACACCGTCGAGCACACGTACGCGCTGGACCACCAGGTCGACGAGGCGTACGAGGCCATGCGCGCGGACCTCCTGCCATGACGCAGGTGGGAACCCGCCCCTACGGCGGCACGGGACTCTCGCTCGAGGACCTCGACGCCATGCCGCGGCACGATCGCGAAGCCATTCTCGCGGGCACGATCCACCACCTGCGCGAGCAACTCGGCGAGCTCCGCACCCAACTCGCCGAGTCCGAAGGCATGCTCCGCCAGGCCATGCTCGAGCGCGGCGCCACCGTCGCCGACGCCGGCACCTGGACCGTGAAGCTCGCCACGAAGCGCTCCTACGTCTACGACGAGGAAACATTGGCTGGGCTCCAGGCGTTCGTCGACCCCGACGTCTACGACGAGGCCGTGCGCAGGGTCGTCACCCTCAAGGTGTCGAAGCTGAAACTGAACCAGCTCGTCAAGCGCGGCGGAGAAATCGCAGCCATCATCGACGCCGCAACGACCGAGGTTGTGGACGGCTATACGCTCGAGGTCACACGCTAATGGGGCATATGTCTAGCAAAAAAGAGGGCGCCCCTGGCTGGCTCAATGAGCTTCGCGGCGACTACGAGCGCGAGATGGATCGTGCCAACGCCGCCAATGCCGAACTGACCCGCGAGCGCGACGAACTGCGCGAGCAATTCAACCAATACGTTCGCGGGGCTGAGACAGAGGCGAACGAACTGCGCGCGGATCTTCAGGGCTTGATGGACGAGAGCGCGGCCAGCACGGAAGCAATGGATCGAGCACGGGCCGAGATAGACAGCCTGCGTGCCTACAACGAGATGCTGCTCAAGGTCGAACGAGAGCATGTGGCCGAAATCGAGCGGTTGACTCAGCTACTCAAGGATCACGACATTGAAGACGTGCAGCCGCTGCCACGAAGCTAAACCCGCTGCCGAGTTCTATCGCGACCGCCGCGCTAGTGATGGCCTGAACGGCCATTGCAAGGCTTGCCACTTGGTCAAGACCAATGCGTACAAGCAAGCAGATCCAGCACGGCACAAGGCTCAGGATGACTCTTGGCGAGAAAAGAACATCCCGCGTGTCAGAGAGGCGCAGGCGCGCTATCTACAGACACATCCAGACTTCAAGCCCGAGCACACTCGCGATTGGCGAAACAGGCACCCGGATCGAACGCGAGCACACAACCTTTTGAACCGCGCAATACGGGATGGAAGGCTAGTACGCCCCGGTGATTGTCAGGAGTGCGGATCAGGAGTGCGGATCGAAGCTCATCACGATGACTACTCAAAACCCTTGGAGGTGCGATGGCTGTGCAGGAAGTGCCACGCGAAACTCGGCCCACACTAGAAGACGAGCACGAACACTGCCCTTGTGTCGAGCGGCTGACGGTCGCAGCGCATCGCTTCGAAGAAGAGGCTCGTCAGGCTACGTTCGAAGTCGAGCGGCTCCAACGCGAGAATGGCGCCCTGGCGCGTGTGTATGCGCTGGCCGAGGAAGCACTGCGCGGACGTACCGCCCGAATGCATGACGCCGAATCCCAGGTCACCACGCTGGAGTGGCAACTGAGCGAGGCGAACAAAGAGATCGAGCGGCTCCATGCGCCACCGCACGGTCCGACTGCCTACAGCGACACTGGCCAGTATGACGACGGCGGCAAGTGGGCCGACCTTCAGTCCGATACCGAAGCGATCGACGGCGACCAGGTGCTTTGAAAGACCTAATTGTTGTTGTTAGAGATGACCAAACATGATTGACGGACACTGGCTCGCCGTGAAGCGCACCGACCCGCGGGCGTACGCGCTGTATCGGCGCCATTACTCCGCGGAGAAGGGCGCCCGCTGGCGGCGACCTGGCAATACCAACGTCACCTCAGCTGGTGAGACGATGGTGCTGCCGAGCCAGTGCTGCCGCGCCCTGTTCGTCTGGCTCAGATGCGACCCCACCATGCGCCTCGACCACCAGACCGGCGTCAACTGCGCAGTGTTTCGGAATGAGGGAGCCGGCCTGTCGAGTGACATGATCCGCGAAGCCGACGAGCTCGCGTTTCAGCGGTGGCCCGGTGAGCGCCACTTCACCTACGTGAATGACTCGAAGATCCGTTCCAGCAACCCTGGCTTTTGCTTTCTCAAGGCGGGGTGGAAACGGATCGGACGGAACGCGGACGGGCGCCTGACATTGCTGGCGCTTGATGTTTGGTAGAGGCTAGTTGTTAGAGGGACCAAAATGACCGGCACAGATACCCAACTGCGAGTAATCCCCTGGCAAGTCGATGCCACCCACTTCAGCGTGATGATCATCTTGCAAGACGGGAACATCGAGCGTATGCGCGCCTATGACCCCGTCGAGGTGCCCCTCTCGATGCTCCCGTCAAACTACGCGGGCCTCAGGCTGAAAGACGTGACGGTGACGTATGCCACGGATGAAGACATCAAGGAGATGGAGCGACTCGCCCAACAAGGCGAGATCGGCGACGCCCTTCGCTACCTCACGCGCGGGTTCCGATTCCGGCCTGACCGTGGCGACCATGACGAGCCGCCGTCTCGCCTAAAACACGCTTGAGTGACCTAAAAGATGGTTAGCAATATCAAGCTCGATCCTGAAGACGAGCGAGCCGTACTTGAGTATCTCGAACAACTTGCCAAGGTGATGCGAGGCGAGTCGCGCGAATGCCTGGTGTGCAAGGCACCGGTTGAGTCCTACCGCGAGGTCCGACCTTGCGTCTACGCCGAGCCGTGCGGCCACCGGCAGTGGCAAGGGCGCAAGCCGAAAAGCGCTTGACAGACCTAAGTGCCGTTAGAGCCGGCAACCCACTAGCTGCGCGTGATGCGTGTGTGATTAAATTTTGGAGTGCTGATCGATGGCGTCTGGCTCGCGGTGAAGCGCACCGATCCGCGCGCGTATGCCCTTTATCGACGCCACTACTCTGCCGAGAAAGGCGCGCGATGGAGACGACCAGGCAACACCAATGTGGCGGCAGCTGGTGAGACAATGGTGTTGCTCAGCCAGTGCTGCAAGGCGCTCTTCGTCTGGCTCAAGTGCGACCCTACTATGCGCCTGGACGGGCAGATCGGCGTCAACTGCACGGTCTTTCGCAATGAGGGTGCTGGTCTATCCAGCGACCTGATACGCGAGGCCGACGAGCTCGCCTTTCAACGATGGCCGGGCGAGCGGCACTTCACCTACGTGGACGACACAAAGATCCGCTCCAGCAATCCTGGTTTCTGCTTTCTCAAAGCCGGCTGGACAAAGTGCGGCCGCAGCAAGGCACGCAACCTCAGCATCCTTGAACGGTCTTGGTAGATCTAACTGCCCTTAGCGCGCACTAGACTGGCGGCGAGGAGTTGGACCACCTGGCAGGAGCGGCGCCGTGCGCAGCGAAACGTCACCCCGTCGTAGGCCTGCCAGCACCCTTACACTCAAGCGGGCGGCGCAATCGGGATGACGCCGCACCAGTCTTGCGCGGAGAACCTCCCTCACCTTGACAGGGGTGGCGGACGACGACGATGATCAGCACGGTGATGATGAGCCCGCCGACGCCGTAGACCACGTCAGATCAGACGAGCGATCGCCGTCGCGGCGATCAGCCCGAACACCACCGTTGCCGTGAACGGGACCACGTTGAGCAAGCCCAGGATGGCCAGCAGCAGAACCAAAACGGCGATGATGGCGCCGACGGTGTACGGATACGCGCCCATGGTAAATGGAGCCATGATTTACTCCCCCTCTGGTAGTTGAACGGGCGGCGCCAGGACGCGCTCGACGAGCGTGACCGGCGTGGCCTCGGGCGTTTGCACAGGCGTCTCGGTCACCACCACGACCAGTACTGGCAAGATGATGACCGGCACCACCACGACCTCCCTGGCTGTTACCTCATCAGGTGGCTGCACCGGGACGAGCGTCGGGCGGTCCAGAGCGTAGCGGGTGGCCTGCGCCTCAGGCGTGCCGCCGCAGCGTTCCTGCGACGTCCAGTCCCGCTCCCGCACGCCAGGCACGTCGGGTACCGCGGGCGGCGCTGCAAGACACTCGGCTGACTTCGCGCGCTCCGGACCAGGTCGGAGCGTCGGCGGCACGCGGCGCTCGATCAGAGGGGTAGGCCGTGGCGTGGGCGTGTCGCGCGGCACGGGCGTGCCCGTGGGCTGCGGCGTCGGCCGCGGCGTCGGCGTCTCAGTCGGCTCCGCCGTGGGCGTGTCGGTTGGCGTCGGAGTCGGAGTCTCGGTCGCATCCGGCTCGGGCGTAGCTGTCGGCTCCAGCGTAGGAGTCGGCGTGTCGGTCGGCGTTGCCGTGAGCGTGGGCGTCTCGCACAGCTCGAGCTGCTGGGTGGGGTTGATGCACTGGGCATGCAGCAGCAGCAGCCCGCCCGCAATGAGCCCAAGCACTAGTCCTCATCTTTACGGCGGCGACGGGGGGCGGGCCGAAAAGCCAGCGGTATGACAAACCAGGCGCCTAACACGACACCACAGACGAGTGCCACGCCGGCGTTGTACTCGGGCCGGATGAGGACCAGCAGCAGGCCAGCAGCCAGCACGATCAGGGTCACCAGCACCTGGCACACCATGCGGGTGATGGTCACCGACGCCGGCTCGTGCCACTCTTCGGACGGCGCGTCAGACAACCGACACCACGCTGAACGCCCCCAGGCGATTGAAGTCCGCGCGCGACAGCACGTCCCATATTCCACAGTAGCCGGGCGCACTGTTGGCTATCCAGAGGTTCGCGCCTTGCACGCCGCGCAGAGCAACCCAGTGGTAATAAGCGGCCCCCGACATCATGCCTGTGGTGCTCTGCGCGATCTCGTACACCGCGTCGAAGTCGAGCCAGCCCTGCTCACTCCCCAGGCCGTAGTCGCCGAGCACGCGCTGGAGCTGCGCGCCCGAGCCGTCCATCAACCCGTAAGTCGAGTTGATGTTGTTCGGGTAGCCGATCTCGTAAACGGTGCGTTCACGGTCGCTGCCGCGGCACCCGGTCGACTCGAGCACCCAATCCAGACTGCACGAGGAACACGTCCAGGAGTAGACCTGCGGCGCCATCGCGAGGTACGGGTTCCAGCCGACCGTAGCCGGCGGTGGCTCATCTTCATAGCCCTCAAAAGGGCGTCCGTTTTACGGCGTTCTCGCTTTCGTACCAGTAATAGATAGCGTCGCGTGCGAACGTCTGACTGACCTTGTCGCCCTCGCGCAAGACGACAAACTGCTCGTCCCCGCGCGGCTCGTCGGCATTGTCGGCGATGGCTTGCGCCACGCCCGGTCCGATCGAATAGTCCGTCACCCCAGCGCTCCGAACTTCGATTCGAGATACGCCACCAGCGCATCGCGCAACTCGTCAGTTGTCGAGCCGAGCGGCACCGCCTTGATCGTCGCCAGATGATCGGTTTGTGTTTGTGTCTGACTGGCGAAAAACGACTCCACGATCGGCTGCGCAGCGGGTGGCAGTGCCACGTGCTGACCACTCTCGTCGTAGGTATAGATGACCATGCTGTAGAGCGCGTCGGTGCCGATCCCATTGGATACATCGAACCCCGCCTGCGCCAGATTGTCCTCCAACGGCACCAGGTCGAGCGGCGGCATTGGCACAACCTGCGTCATCAGTGCAACTCCAGTCCAGTCAGTACACGGCGGGTCGAATCGGTGTACAGCGTGCCAGCGTTGAGGATGCTCCACTGCCCGTGAAGGATGTGCGCTCCAGCCGACAACGCAAACACCCAGTGAATTGTGACTATTTGATACACCGTCGGATTACCGATGGTGAAGAGGTTGGTGGCACTCCCGTCCAGGGCGAGATTGAAGACAGCCAGGGTGTTACTCACCGACCCGGTCACGATCACTGTTGCGGTCAACGAGGCCAGAAGTTGCCCGGCTACTGGCGACGTGAAGCTAATGAGCATGTCGGGAATGTCGACCGGGGTGGCCGAAGTGGTACTGGGCGTCGCTGTCGCGCCACTCGCCTGGTGCTGGATAACGGCTGCATTCGGCGCCAGGTCAACGGCTTGAATGGTCCCGTCGGCAATCATGGCGCTGGTGATCGACCCCGCTGCGATCCCAGCAGCGGCCACTGGTAGTCCCAGGCCTGGCGCGTGCGTGTGCTGGTCGACCGCCAGCGCCAGCGTCTGGATGTCCTCTTTGTGGAAAAGATCCGCCGCAGCCGTCGCGTACGGAAATGCCAATCCGCCGGAGAAGTTTGTTGCAACAGTTCTCGCCATTTATCTGGACCTCCCTAGACCCACTGCACTGCCTTGACCCTGAGCGAGCCGCGCCACTGGCGGCCAATCTCGTCGAAGCTCTGCAACAAGGAATACTCCGTAAACATCAACTGCTGCGTCGTCTCGTCCGGCAGCGTGACGTTGACGGCTCCAGGCGTGTCGACCGCGGCCTCGATCAACTTCTGGATCTGGGTGCGACCCATCCTGATCGGCACCCCGTCCCTGCGCACCAGGCCGTCCGCACACAGAATGTCCGCCTGGAATTCCATGATCCGTTGCGGCCGCAACGCGTGGCCCAGACTCACGCCCGACACCAGCGGCGACGCGGTGTTGACCGTGTTGTGGAGGTGCACTCTGAGAGCGGCCAGGGTGCAGGACGCGGTGATCGGGAATTTGACGCGGTCGTAGACCGGCGTGTTGAACGTATGCGCCAGCGCCGTGAACGTCGTGCTCGGCGTGGGATCGAGCTTGTACTCGAGCGTCACGTAGTTGCTCGCGTCGATCTTTGGCCCCGTCACGCTGAAGTGGCGCAAGCTCTTCTGGCTGGCGTGGTAGCCGGCGTGCCACAACGGCAGATCGATCCACCCGTCGCCGACAAAATAGCGATAGGCCGAACACCCCGCCGGATTGGGCGTGCACGGGTTGATCATCCAGCCAATGCTGCCGTCGCTAAAGCCGATGTACGTCCGCGTGTGCCCCGCCGCCTGGCCGACCTGCGACACGAACAGGTGCTGAATCGCTCGATTCACGAACGGGATGCTGACCGAGCCATGCCAGGCGTCGATGTGGACAGGTTCGCCCGTACCCTGACTCCCCAACGCGGTCACGAGTGTGCTCGCTCGAGGTCCGCGAACGCCTTGAGCAACCCACGCGCCGAACTTGCACAGGTAGCCCGTATTGGAGTCCTTATCGAGCAGCGCCGCATAGGCAAACATCGACTCGACACCGGCAAAGGCGGTCACCGCACCAGAGACGGCGCCCGTGTTGCTGGACAGGTCGTCAGGCCCCACGCTCGTCCAGGACAGGTCAGGGTCCAGTCTGCCCAGCGAATTGCCGTAGGCCACGTACAGACCGTTTTCGAAGGTGCCCCAGCGCCGGCCGTTGTCGGGCAGGTCGGCGTACCGCAGGAACGGGAACAGCTCGCGATCGTTGCCGGCGGCGTCAAGCGTGTACAGCCCGTCCGTCTTGGCGACGACCAGCGTGCCGCCCGCGGTGACCAGCAGGGACGTGATCGCCGAGGACTTGTCACCCGTCCTGAAGATCAGCGAGGTGTAATTCGCTTCGTTGGTCGGGTCGGCATTGGTGTCCAGTTTTCGCAGACGGTTGGTGTCGTCCGCCCACCAGAACTCTTTGCCCACCACCGTGAAGGCAAGCGCGGTGAACGTCGCCATCGCGGTATACGCAGCACCGTCGGACGTCCACTGCGCGACGCCGCTCGAGAGCGCGAAAAACGCACGCTGCACGCCATCGAAATTCGACGTGAACACGACAACGTCGATGATCGGCTGCGGGAACGTCTTGACCACCGACCACGTATCGGTTGTGCCCGCCGCCTTCTTGAGGACGTTCGCCCCATTGGTGGCGTACAGCGACGTCCCGATCTCGAAGAACTTGCCGATACCCCTGGCCGCATCCACACCCGCCGCGGTGTACGTGGTGATCTCCGGGCCGAGCATCCACGGCCAGACCGACAGGTCGACCGCGTTTGCCGCGGTGTAGCGCTGGTCGTCCCACTTCTCCTGGATCGCCAACCCGAGGCCGAGCGTGAGCTGCTGGAAGGGCTCCTCGCGGTCGTTGGTCGGATTCGCGCCGGCGTACGAGTAATCGGGCGGCGCGACCTGGTTGATCGACTGCGTCTCGACCGACACCAGCGCCGGCTGGCCTGCCTGGGGTGAGCCGATCAAGAAGCCCGTGCCGGAAATAATGACGTGAAACGGATACGGGCTGCGCTTCGCGTATACGGACACTAGACCCTCACCGCGGGCCCGAAGTTGCGCTGCCGATACAGCTTCTTTTGTGGCATATCCGCCACGAGATGCTCACGTACGAGGTCGTTGAACGCCGCAACCGCACTCATCTGATCTCGGATCAACCGCTGATTCGCCGCCGGCTCGAGCAGGTGTCCGAACTGGCGCCAACCCGCGACCAGCGCGGCGGCCGCGGCCCAACCCGCCGTCACCGGTGCCTCGTCTGTCTCGAGGCTCAACCCCGTCTGCTCACCCCACACGCCACCACTCGCGCGACAGTGGTCATACGACCGCTTCAGACAGCGCAGGTAGATGAGATCGCCGGCGTTGAACGTCTGGCTCCCCGTATTGAGATAGAAGGTGCCGCCGTCGCGCTCGACCTGGCCGAAGATCCTGCGCTCGAAGGGATCTTGCAGGTTGCGGTCCTCGCCTGCCGCCAATAATCCAACCTGGAGCACGTTGCCAGTATCGATCAGCCACGGCGCCACCGCGGTGAGGTCATGCCGGCTCGTCAGGATGGTCGGAATGCACGCGACCTCGACCACCACCCAGCAATGCCGCAGCCCCTCGTTGATCAGACGCGTCGACGTCGGCGCGTCAAACGGACCAAGGATCTCGAAGCGCTCGCCTGGCCCGATCGGCGTGCTGCCCTCGAGCTGGACGTAGTTGTATTGCTCCATGTCGTGGTAGGTCAGCGCTTCCAGAAAGCCATAGGTCGTGCCGAGCGCGTCAGCGTACGGGCTATTGGTCCACGGCAGGTCAGGCGTAATCGTGCCCGTCGACGGCTCGTACGCCATCACGTAGCGACTGCGATCGGTGAGGAGCACGGCGCTCGGGCGATACAGCGGACGATCGATCAGTTGGTCCTGCTGCGGAATGCCGGACTGGATCGGATACGCCAGGCACACCAGTTTGGTCACGTCCGAGCCAATCATCGCCCGCAGGTCGTAGCTATCCAGCCCGATGAACGGACCAGCTTCCTGCGACAGACTCGAGCGGTACTGGCTGAGTGTCGGCATGGTGACTCCCTAGCGCACCAACAACAACGGCGGCGGGCTACTCGATGCCCCAGCGAGGACCAGGAGCGGCGCGACCGTAACTGGCGCGAGCTGCAGCGGCGGCGCGCTACCCGCCATACAATGTCCTTGAATGTTCAAGGCCGAAATCTGGCTGCCGGTCGCCGGCTACGAGGACACCTACGAGGTGTCGGACTACGGACGCGTCAGGCGTTTGACTGGCTATCGACGTGCCACCTGGCCCGGTCGAATGCTGAAAACCTATCTGACGACTCACTATCCAAGCGTCGGGCTGTGGCGTAGCAACACCCGCTCGACAGCGTATGTGCATCGTCTTGTGGCAGCGGCGTTTCTCGGACCGCCGCCATCTCCGTCGCACGAGGTCAATCACCTCGACGGCGTGCGGACGAACAACCACGTCAACAATCTTGACTGGACTACCTCGAGCGGCAACAAGCTGCATGCGTACACGACTGGCCTCACGCCAGACAGACGACTCGCGCGCGGAGACCGTCACGGCAACTCCAAACTGACCGATGCGCAGGTTGAGCAGATCCGCGCCGCGCCAGCCAGCGTGCGGAGCGTGGATCTGGCACGAGAGATGGGCGTCAGCATTTCGCTCATCAGCAAGATCCGCCTCGGCCACCATCGATTGCCTCATCCCCCGTAAGTCAGGTCCTCGAGCGAGTTCGGCACCAGCGCCTTGAGTGTCTGCCAATCATCGGGCAACGTTAGTGTCACGACCGTGCCAGACGGAAGCCTGGCACTCACGATCAGCTTGCCGGTATGCACCCACGTCCCATCGGTCTGCTGGCCGCCGACCAGCGTGTACTCAGACGTGGACATTGGTCACCTTCGCACCAGGTCGCTTGATGACGATGCTGGCACGCACCCCACCCTGCGAGGCGCGATTGTCCCTGCGGTACACCGCGGCTTCGATGGCCACATACGCGCGCCGATAGTCGGCGTCGCTGGTCAACCTGAGCTCGCGCATGCCATCAACTTGCGGCAAGCTAAGCCACCAGTCGCCGTCGATCACGTCGGGCGTGTTGGCATCGCCGACCATCGGGTCACCGTCCAGACAGTAGCCGTCGCGTTCGATCTTGATATCCCGCACGACGCCCTCGAGCAGCCGGCACGCGCGGTCGACCTCGACCTGGTTCTGGCAGTAGCGCACGTTGTGGCCGGCGTACGTCAACCTGAAAAAGCCCGAGCCGAAGACACAGTCGGGCCGATGCACCACTCCCGTGACACTCAGGTACTCGGTCCGCCCGTGCTCGTCGATCATCGCTAAACCGTGACGAAGGTCCGGTCGGTGGAATAGGTGGTGATGCCGTTGGCGCTCGCACCGATGCGGTAGTGGTAGGTCGTGACCGTCGTCAGGCCGGCCAGCCCTTTGACCTGCGGACCAGTACCGGTGCCCAGCGTGTTCTGCGTCCCGTACGCCGTCGTCAAGCCGTAGTCGACCCAATTGAGCGCCTGCGCCGATAGCGTGTAGTTGATATTCACGGTCGTCGCCGTCATACCCGACGCCGAGATGGCCGTAATGGCCGGCGCCAGCGCGCTGGTCGTCGACCCATTCGGCGCGACCGCGGTTGACGCACCGGCGTCGGTCGGCCAGCCGCCAGGCCGTGCAGTACCTGGCGGCTCGTTGCCGCGCCAGTCCACGGGCGTGTGCGTCCACAAACCGCCCGCGGCGCCGACCTGGTTGGCGATCACGCCACTATCGATCGGCATGGCTCTCCTGCTCTTCCTTGTCTTCCTTCGCGGCCCTCGTGTGCTTCTCGGTCGCGTGCGCGCGCGTCGCGGGTGGTGCGGCGCCGTTCTCCTCGTTCCACGCGACGAGGCTCTCGATGGTCTGCTCGCCCGTGATGGTGTACCCCTTCCGGATGTACACCACCGCATTGGTAGCCGCCGCCACGAAGCTCTCGCCGTCGTTCCGCAGATACGTGAAGTAGAGCGTGCCTGGCGGTGCGGGCACGTTGCCCTGCGTCGCGGACTGGATCGCCAGCGCCTGGTAATCGACCGGTGTTTCAGACATTGGCTCTCCCCCTCCGTCGAGACTCGTCGATGGGATCGTGTCCTCGGCCCTCGATGGTGGTGGCGCGCGAACCTTCAGCGCCTAGCTTGCGCTGCAGGTCCTCGAGTGTTTCGGACACTTCCACCCCGCGCAGCAACGCCGGCTCCGGCTCGCTCCGCTTCGGCGTCGTATCCACGACCCGCACCAACGTGCCACGCTCGCGGATCGACTTGATCGTTGCTTCGAGCTCGTCGATGCTCTGGTCGTCGATCCCGTCCAGGTCAATCAGGGCAGACAGCGTCGGATCTTTGCTGTCGGCTTTCCTGATCGCGTTAATCAGGTTCGCCTTGCGCCGCTGCTCGGCAATCACCCGCGGGCGTTCGATGCGCTCCCACTCTTCGATTTCCGAGATGCTCTCGCCGCGAGCTGGTTGGTCAGCGAGTATGTGGAACCCTTTGTCCTCGTAGTACGCCCTTGACTGTGGGTCCGACTGGAGTTGGACGATATACCCGTCGGGACGGGCATACCAGCGCAAATCGTAGTTATAGTTTTTGCCGCGCTTGGGCTGGATACCGGTCCGCCCAAGCGTCTTCTCGACCATCCGGTCGGTGAAGGTTTCGGTTGGCGCCGCCATGTCTAGCTCGCGCCGCGGACCCACACGCCGAAGTTGTCGCGCATTTCCTGGTGCCCGTAGATCTCTTCGACCGCGAGCTTCCAGGTGAAGACGTCTATGTCATAGAATATATGCGTCTTCGGCGTGCGCTGCATGATCAGCGCGACCGCTTCGCGATGCAAGATCGCGTTGTTCGCCTGGCCCGCGGACGGCTTCACCAGGTTGGTGGTGATGCCCAGGTTGAGCCCGTACATGTCGCCGAGCATGCCGTTCTTGGCCGGCATACTGCCGTTGCCGATGTACAGCGCGTTGCTCCAGCGATCGAGCGCCAGTTTGGCCACCTTCTCAGCCGGCGACATGAGAAAGAAGCGGTCGTTCTGCGGCGCGTCGGCGTTGTCCAGGAACTGGACCGCGGACAGCACGTTCGCATCCGACGCGACGGTACCGA